TGCACAAGGAGTAATGAATGGGATTAGTGATCGACTATCTCAAGCTTTCCTACTTAACAGTGGTGTAGTCAGAGATGCAGAACGAGTAACAGCAGAGGAGATAAGAATGTTATCTCAAGAGTTGGAAGCTGCACTTGGTGGTCTGTATTCTTTATTGTCACAAGAGTTTCAAATGCCTGTCGTTACTAGGTTAATGGCAAGGATGAGTAAAGAAGGAAGACTTCCTAAGTTACCTAAAGACATTGTTAAACCTACTATCGTTACTGGTGTTGAAGCACTAGGACGAGGTAATGATTTACAAAAGCTCGATCTGTTTCTTGCAGGAGCTAATCAAATCGTTGGTCCTCAAGCAGTTGCACAATATGTTAATGTATCTGACTACTTCAAAAGAAGAGCCACAGCGTTAGGCATTGAGACTGAAGGACTGATTAAATCAGAAGAAGAAATTCAACAAGCTATGCAGCAAGCCCAACAACAAGAGATGATGATGAAGTTGGGTGGACCTGCTGTAGCACCTGCTATCAATGCTGCACAAGAGCAGTACATGGCATCACAACAACCACAAGAAGAGTAAAAGAGAGATATGGCAGAATTACACCGAGTAGAGATAAATGAGAAAGCACCACAGGAGATTGACCCTGAGACAGAAGAAGCTGTTGATGCAATACCTGAAGAACAAACGCAAGAGGATAGACCTGAATGGTTACCTGAAAAGTTCAAGAGTCCTGAAGACATGGCTAATGCCTATAGTGAACTTGAAAAGAAAATGGGAGCAGGGGCTAAAGAACAAGAACAAGAAGAAGGAGAGACAACCGATGAAGAAGAACAACCAGATGACAACACTAAGGAAGATACGAATACTAATGATGTTATTGTGGAAGCTAGTAAAGAGTTCTTTGAGAATGACGGTGTTATATCTGAAGAGACCTATAAGAATCTTGCTGAGATTGGGTTACCGAAGGAGTTAGTAGACAGCTACGCTGCTGGTCAACAAGCACTACAACAAAGTGAAGAAGGTAGTATAAAATCTGTTACTGAAGGTAACTGGGATCAAATGGCTGAATGGGCTGCTAATAATCTATCACCTGAAGAAGTAAATACTTTTGATGAAATCGTACAGAACGGTACAGTTGAACAAGCTAAACTTGCTACCAAAGGATTATACGCACAATTTAAAGCAGAGAATGGAGTTAGTCCTAAGCTAGTACAAGGTGCTGTAAGTGGTTCATCTACAATGCCTTTTAAATCTAACCAAGAACTTGCACGAGCAATGTCTGATCCTAGATACAAGAGTGGTGACAAAAGTTATCACGAAGAGATTGACAGACGCATCGCAGCAAGTCACAATTACCTATAATTTTTTATCAAGTTGGTTCATATATATGAAGCCTTGGACTCTATCTTTTTTCTTGCCAGTGTTGGTTCTGGTTCTTTTAGGTGGATGTTCCAAGGCTTCTTTTTATCCGTTAGCAGGGAGTGTAGGTGGAGCTACTGTTGGTAGCCTTGGTGGTCCTGGTGCTGCTGCTGGTGGTGCTGCCCTCGGATGGGGAGTAGGAGAAGGAGCTAAGTTGATGGAGGAGAACAAAGGATTAGCTAGTAAAGTAAAAGCTTTATCTGAAGGAGATGTACAAAAACTTGTACAACAACAACTCAACGAAGAGATGGATAATGGATTCTTTGATTCTATGTTGGATGAGATATATGGGTTCTTGAAACTCTGTCTTATCGGTGTTATTCTTTGGAATGTAGTACCGTTGATCTACACACGCTATGTTCACAATAAAGCACAAAACAAATGAATAAATTAATAAAATTATATAACTCACTTACAAAGAAGGAGAAAGCTATTGTCTTGACTGTTCTTTGTTTAGGTGGAATTATTATACTAAATACACTTTAACAGACAATTAGTATAACTAATGTCAAGACCCACTGCGGTGGACAATCTCGAACGAAGGTTACAACGAAAGTCGCAAAACAAATACATAAACATTAATAACAAAATACATAAGGAGATAATATATCATGGCTAATGGAGATACATCCCCCTCACGTGTAGGACAAGTTAATAGTGCTGGTGACGTAGATGCTTTGTTTCTTAAAAAGTTCAGCGGAGAAATCTTGCAGACCTTTGAGGAGTCCAACATCTTTAAACCACTACATACTGTTCGCACAATCGAAAACGGTAAATCAGCTCAGTTCCCTGTTACAGGCGTAGCTTCTGCTGACTATCACACACCTGGCGAAAACATCGCTGACGGTGGAAACTCATACTTGAGCGACATCAAGAAAGCAGAGAAAGTAATTACAATCGATAAGATGTTACTTGCTTCTACCTTCTTGGCTAACATCGACGACGTAAAGAATCACTACGACATCCGCAGCGTTTACGCTAACGAGTTGGGTAAAGCTCTTGCAGTTCGTTTTGATACTGCTATTGCTAAAGTATTCATCGCTTCTGCTCGTTCAGCTGCTGCTGTTACTGGTGGTAAAGTTGGAGGAATCCTCGATGTTTCTGCTAACGCAATGGGAACAGGTGCTGATTCTCTTGACGACGCTGACAACACTGATCCAACAGGAGCAGAACTTGTTGCTGCTTTATTCACTGCTGCTCAGAAGCTAGACGAAAACGACGTTCCTAGTGATGGTCGTTTCTGCGTACTTCGCCCTCAAGAGTATTACAAGTTAATCACTGGCGGTGCTGGTGCGTTGGCTATCTCTACTTCAGCTGTCAATAAAGACGTTGGAGGAGTAGGAAGTATTGCTTCAGGATCAATTCCTCAAGTTGCAGGTATAACGATCTACAAAAGTAATCACATCCCTTCGACTGATTTATCAGCTGTTACTGGTGGAGACGGTGCTGCAAGCAATGATCCGTTTGGTGCTGGTAACGGTTACAATGCTAACTTTACCAATACTATTGGTGTCGTTGCTCACTCTGCTGCTGTCGGAACAGTTAAGCTTCTTGATCTTGCTACTGAAAGCGAGTATCAAATCGAGCGTCAAGGAACACTTTTTGTTGCTAAGTATGCTATGGGTCACGGAGTTCTCCGTCCTGAGTGTGCTATCGAGTTACAGAAATAATTCTCTCTTCGGTGTTGGGGAGGTTTGGATTCGTTCCACTCCCCTTCACTGATATTTTTATTTATAAAGAAAAGCGATGGCACTGACTACTAAACTAGAAGCGGTAAACATAATGATCTCTGTAATAGGAGAATCACCTGTTAATACTTTAAGTGGAACTAGTGTTCCTGTAACCGTTACACAGGCAGTCCATGCGTTAGACGAAACCAGCAAAGCTATCCAATCAGAAGGATGGCATTTTAATACAGAGTATGATTATCCATTAGTACCAGATTCTGTTACTAGTAAGATTACTCTTCCTGTTAACACTTTAAAAGTAGATTTAGACCCTGAGTTAAACACAGACACAGACGCTGTACAAAGAGGTCTTAAATTATACGACAGGAAAAACCACAGGGATACTTGGACCAAAGACTTAAAAGCTATTATTACTTTTGAGTTAGAGTTCGAGGAACTACCTGAACAATTTAGACATTACATATCTGTTAAATCAGCTCGCATCTTTGCTGCTAGGTTCTTAGGTAGTCGTGAGATAGAAGGGTTTGCTTTAAGAGATGAGATAGAAGCTAAAGCTAGGGCTATTGAAAGCGACTCAGAGAATGCTGACAGAACTATCTTTGATCACTATAGCGTAATGCGAGTAATTGACAGATAATGCCTTTGCTTAACACCAGCATTCCCAACCTTGCCCAAGGTGTATCACAACAGCCTGACAATTTAAGATACCCTGGACAGTGTGATGAACAAGTAAACGCTTGGTCCACTGTGGTCGAGGGATTAGTAAAAAGACCTAATAGTAGGTTCTTATATGATACTGACTTAGGTGCTAATATTAACTCTAATTTATTTAGTCACTATGTAGATAGAGATGATCAGAATAAATATGTTATTACCTATGACTCTGTTAACGGGTTAAAAGCTTTTGATCTTACTGCTAACGTTAAGACTTCAATACATATTAACGCTCCTTCTGTTGCAGCTTCTAACTATCTAAGTGCAACTAATCCTTTACAAGACCTAAGAGCTTTAACAATAGCAGACTCTACCTTTCTTGTTAATACACAGAAGACGGTAGGTACAACAACTCTTCCATTTAATGCTTTAGAAAAAGAAGCTTTAATATTTGTTAAGTTAGGAGACTACGAGAAAGCTTACAGCATTTACTTAGATGGACAGTTAGTTCCTTTAGCGAGTAGTTTACATGACCATCACGATTATTCGTCAAGCAGTCACGGTAATACAGGGGTACAAGCTTCTACTTACGTAAGTGGACCAGCAGATGTAGAACCTAAAGGAAATCACGCTGACACAGAGTTTATAGCTAGAGACCTTACTACTTGTTTAGAAGAGAGGTTTCCTACTAGTGTGAATACCGTAACAGCTGTTACAGTGGCTAACGGAGGTTCAGGTTTCATTAAACACCCTTCTTACGGTGATGCTTTATATAAAGTAGAAGTTACTATAAAACAAAGTTCAGGTTTAGGAGGTAATCCAGCTGAAGTTGCAAAAGGGGAAGCTGTTATAGATTCAAGTGGTGTTATTACAGGTGTAAACTTGACGCACGGAGGTTCTAACTTTGCTGCTGCAGGTTCTATTTCAGGTAGTAGCTTTCAATTCGAGTTTAAAGAACTTGTTTATCCACTCGCATATAATATGTGGATGGGAGTCCATTCAACTTTAACGACTGCCGTTACACCCACTACTTCTGGATGGACTATTACTGTAGCAGCTTCTAATGTTTATTCCGTTGAAAGACAAGGAAGCATAATAAAAATCAAGAACAAATTAGATAAAGACTTTCAAGTAAGAGTTACTGATGGATTAGCTGATCAAGGTCTAGGTGTTATTTACAAAGAGGTAGATAGTATCACAGATTTACCTAAGAGTTGTTTTAATAATTTTAGAGTTAAGATAATAGGAGACTCAGAGTTAGACCAAGATGACTACTATGTAAGCTTTAAAACAAAAGACGGAGAAGATTTCGGAGAAGGTTCTTGGGTAGAAACGATAGGTTGGCAACAAGATGGTTCTTCTACAGGTACTACTTCAAACATAGCAGCTGATTTAAACCGTACACTCATGCCTGTTAGATTAATCCCTTCACCAGCTACAGGTAAGATTACAAGTTTAACTTTACAAACAGTGGATTGGAAATCGAGGACAGCAGGTGATGACAACAGTAATCCACTTCCTTCTTTTGCTAATAACAGAATTAACGATATCTTCTTCTTTAAGAACAGGTTAGGATTGTTAACAAATGACACAATAGTGTTTTCAGAAGCAGATGAATACTTTAATTTCTTTAGGACTACAACACAAACCTTATTGGATTCTGCTCCTATAGATGTAGGAATATCTCACACTAAGATCAGTCTTCTTAAATACGCACAAGCGTTCCAAGAGAAACTGATGTTATTCTCAGCTAAGACTCAATTTGTGCTTAGAGGTGGGGATTTGTTAACTCCTAAGACTGTTACTATATCTCCAGTTACTGAGTACGATGTATCAGACAGCATTAGACCGTTAGCACTTAGTAGTCACATATACTTTAACTTTAAAAGAAATAACTTTGAAGGATTACTAGAGTACACTGTTGATAATAACACAGAGACCTACGGAGCAGCTGAAATAACAGAACAAGTTAATAAGTACATCCCATCTAATATCGTAAGAATGGAAGGTAGTGCAGCAGAGAATATGATTATCGTACAATCAGACTCTGACTTTAATAAGTTGTTTGTATATAAATACTTTTGGCAAGGCAGAGAGAAGATACAGAGTTCCTGGATGTCGTTCTCCTTTACTAGGAAAGTCATAAGTTTTAAGTTTATCGAATCTACTTTGTATGTAATTACCACAGACAGTGACGGTACTTATCTAGAGGAGATACCAATGGAGAATGGATTGGTGGACACAGGTAAGAACTATTCTTTATTGTTAGACGGTAGAGTAGACGGTAATTCTTCTTATGTAGGTCTAGGTGGTTGGTATCCTATAGGAAGTGCTCCTTTAAGTATTAACGGTACTAACGTTACTAATGTCAGTTTGATCGTAGGTGCTAATGGTTTTGAATTTCAAAGCGGTATGTCTTTCTATACTAAGAACGGAAACAAAAGGACATTGACTATAGATAACGCAGACCGTACTAGAGCAGCTGTGAGTGGTCTTATCGCTAGTTTTGTATCTTACGAAGGTGGTTTATATCTTTGTACAGTAGGACACACTTCATCGTCCTCTATCCTACCTACTAACACTGCTTATTGGAACAATGCTGCTGGGCTTATTGATTCTGCACCTGCTTGGAGTCCTAATGGTTACGAATACATTAGTCAATATGACTTCTTTGTAGGCTTTGAATACGATATGTTATATAGGTTCTCTAAGCAGAACTTGAAACAACCTACAGAAAGAGGAGGACGATCTGCATCTGATTATACTTATCAAACGATTCGTAACGGTAGTATTGAATACTCAGAGACAGGACACTTTAATGTGGAAGTCACACCTAAATTTAGAGACACCTACACTTACACCTACAACCCAAGTTTGTTAGCCTCTGTCAGTACCCTTAATAAATTCACACCTGAGACTGGATTCTTTAAGTTTGCTGTACAAGCTCAACCTAATGATGCCACTATCGAAATTAAATCTTCTAGTGCTTTACCAGTGAAGTTACTATCTGCTGAGTTTGAATCTACAATCATATCAAGGAGTAGACGCTATGGAGGTTAAGATAGAAAAAGCTTATGCAGTGGAAGACGCTCCTTTGTTATATGATGACTTACGGGAAGAAGATATGATGGAATGTATAGGTTTAATGCACCACCCTAGAGACGCTGTGTACGGATCATTTGAATCAAGTAGTAAATGCTATAGCGTCAAGACAGATCAAGACGGATTGTTAGCGAGCTTTGGAGTGAGTCCTAGAGGGAACATTGGAGTTTGTTGGTTGCTAGGTACAAGGAATTTTTATAAAGTAAAGAAGAAGTTTGTTAAAGAATCACAGATGTGGATAGACGATTTAATGGATGGATTTGATTACTTAACAAACTATGTCATGGAAGCTAATACACTAAGCGTCAAGTGGTTGACTTGGTTAGGGGCTACTTTTCAGGATTGCAATATCCCTGGTTATAAGGCATTTAAGATAGAGAGGAAGTAACTTTATTATGTGTGACCCGACAGTAATGGCAGGATTAACAATCGCTTCAGGCGGTGCTCAGTTTATGGCACAGCGTCAAGCTGCACAAGCACAAGCTGCCTATCAAGCACAAGCACAAGCTGTAGAGAGACAACGCTTTCAAAGAGAACAATCTGCTACTAGACTTAGAGAAGCACAAGACAAAGAAGCAGAAGCTAGGAAGATGGAACAGTTAGCCCTAGAACAAAAACAAAGAGTTTCTACAGGTGTTACAGCTATGGGAGAGGCAGGGGCTATATCAGAAGCACCTATTGATGATTTATACGCACAGTACGGTAGAGTTAAATCAGCACAAGCTAGACAACAAGAGTTTAAAGCTGTAGGTACTGAGTTAGCTTTAGAAGAACAAGGGTTTGGATTCCAACAAGAGATGATGAGGTTAAGTAGACCTGTGTCAAAACCTAGTTTATTACTGTCAGCTTTACAGACAGGAACACAAGCAGCACGATCTTACAAGGAGTTTTCATAATAACATGGCTGAGAAAAGACGAGTAGTAGTACAGGGATTAGGAGGAGCAGTTCCATCTTTACAAGCAGCTATACCAGGAAGTGTAGGGCAAACTAGAACACAACTTCAACAAGCTACTCCTTGGCAAGAATCTAAACTAGGTCAACTGTCTCAAGCTTTAGGTGTGGCAGTACAAGGTGTCGGGGAGTTAAAGCAGATAGGTGAACAACAACTTGAACGAGACATAGAAGATTTAGCAAGTAAAAGCCCTGAAGAGATAGAGAAACTTAAAAAGAATGCAGAAGGAGAGTTTGATAAGTTAACTAGGAAAGGTGGACTTAGGTGGCTTGCTTCTCCTGTTAACCAAGAAAGAAGAGCTAAAGCAGCAGGTTCTTTAATGAGTCGTGATTTAATATCACAGATTACATTAAGGTTAGAAAACCCTGAACAAGGTGACTCTGATTTAGGTGCAGATAAAATAGTACAACAACTACGAGATTCCTACATAGAGGCAAATCCTGGTATTAGAGATTCAACTTTAGCTATTGATGGGTTGCAAGAGTCTCTCAATAGAATAACTCCTAGCTTGAAGGTTAACTTTGAGAGAAAGATGTCAGCCGAGAACAGGAGAGAACAAGCACTTGCTACTACTGCTGGTTTGTATGATTTCATAGATAATTTAAAAGATACAAATACTCTTGTTACTGGTGGAATATCCGACGGGTTTTATACAGAAGATTTTAAAAAGATATGGGAAGGATCAAATGCTCATAACGCTACAGAACAAAGAGCAATCCTTAAAGGAGCGTTAGGTTCTTTAGCTCGTAATGGAATGCAAGATGAAGCGGAGGAGTTGAGAATATGGGCTGCTTCTAATTTAAAGTTTGGCACAGCTAAAATGACTGAGATGGAACAGGATGAATTAGACGATTTCATTGACGATGTAGCAGAACAAGCTGAAGATAGGAATGATAGGGAAGAGAAAGAAACAGTAGAGCAAAAAGGAGCAGAGGCTTATAATGCTTTATTAGGCATAAACAACCCCAATATAGGTTACGGTCGTTTTAACGGTGAGGAATATAAGACAGTAAGAGAGTTAACAGAAGCTGTCGATAATTATAGAGGAGACATAGATAGTGGTTTTATTTCGCCCACTGCGATGAGAAAATTAAGCCAATCTTTTAGGTCTGATAGAGATAGGTACAGAGACCCTTTAGATTATTTAACAAACGAAGTATTTAGTAACACACAAAGGAGTTATCAAGATACTTTCGCAAGCGTAGAAGAACTTATTAGGGGTACATACGATAAAGCTTTTTTACAAAATCCTGAACTTCTTTATGAGTTTGATAGAGAGTTACAACAAGAGATATATGACTATACCAAACAAGTTGTATCAGAAAGCGAAGATAACGAAGTATTTCCTATGTCTAATAAGGTTGAAGCTTTTATTCGAAAAAGAGGAAATGATAAACTTCAAGAATTAGAAAAGAAATATAAAGAACTAAACACAGTACAAGAAGAAAAAATAAAGAAACTGCCTACCATCACTTCAGGAGTAGAACCATCTGAGAAGAACTTTTTAATGCCTGAAACCCTTGAAGAAAAAGTAATCAAAGGTTCAAACGATATGTCTGTGTTTTTAAATAAAGAAGTAGACGGACAGAAAAGAGGTCAATCTTATAGAAACTTAGTACTGCAAAGTGAAGAAGAACTTTTAAACATAGCAACAGGCAAGAGTAAAAAAGAACCTTTAATTAATAGGTTTAGAATGCCTGTTAGTTTTCAAGATGTTATTCCAACAAAATATCGGAAAGCTTTTAGCAGGGAATTAGGAGTTACATCATTACTAACTGAAACTTTTGTAGCGAAACTTGCAGACCCTTTTTCTCAAGAAGAAAGAGACGAAGCAAGTAAGGTGTTGATGATGAAATTTAACTTGAGTGGAGGTTTTCTAAAAAAAGAAAATATAAGTAGTGGACGGTTTCCTGAAGCTCAAGGAGGAGGGACTTTAGATTTTAGGACTCTATCACCAGCTGTGCACATTGTTTTAAGCAAGCAAGAAATTGATAAAGTAAAAGACATGGATTTAAATGAGATTACAACAAGCACTGATCCTCTTGTTATTTCTGTAAGAGAAACAGCTGAACGCATGGGACAGACAAATGATTTACTTGCTTTAATATCTAGTCAAAAAGCTTTACTAGAAGATTATTCTAAAATACAAGGTTATACTTATCCTATAAAAAGATTTTAATAGTTATGGCATTACCAGGAAAACAAAGAGAACAAGATTTAACAGCAAGTTTAACTCCGTCTGTACAAATACCACAAGAAGAACCTCAGATAGTAGAGGAAGATTTAAGTTTCTTGGAAACTGCTGGTGATGTTCTCATCGCTCCTTTTAGGGGTATAGAGGGAATGCTTAACGGTGCGTATAACTTAGCTGATATGGCTACTTTTGATGTATTACCTGACTGGGATACTCGATTCTTAGGTACTTCTAAAACTACAGCAGGTTCTTTAGTGGAGGGTATATCTCAATTTGCTTCAGGTTTTGTTCCTATCTTTGGTGCAGCTGGTAAAATAGGTGCGTTAGCTAAAGCAGGTACTGTTACTAGAGGTGTAGCTGCTGGTGCTGTTACTGATTTTGTAGCGTTCAAAGGACAAGAAGATAGACTGTCTAATCTTATACAACAATTTCCAGAGTTACAAAATCCAGTTACTGAGTTCTTAGCACACGATGCTAATGAGTCTGAAGTAGAAGGTAGGTTGAAAAATGTACTAGAAGGTTTAATACTAGAAGGTGCTATCGGAGGTACTGTTGCTTTGTTCATGAAGTCTCTTAGAGCTTTAAAAGCAGGTAAGAAAGTAAGAGATGTAGATGGTGGTAATGCTGATGAAGTTAATAAAGCTACTTCCGATTCATTAGAAGGTGGTAAAGCTTTTTCTGAAATACCTAGTTTTATTGATGAATCAACAGCTATACAAAAAGAATTAGACCAAGACAAAACTAGGCTAGATGAGTTGTTAAAGAAGAAAGAAGAAGGTAAGGCTACTGGAGCTGATGAGACTAGAATCTCTATGCTTGAAAACCGTATAGAAGGTAAAGAAGCTGATCTTCGTGTGTTAGGCGATGTTAGAACTGCCGATGTAAAGGATAGGGTAAGAGTAGCAGAAGAAAGAGAACTGCAAGAAAAGTTAGATTTAGTAGAAGACTCAGTCGATGATTTAGAAGAAGCAATAGAGTTAGTACCGTACAACACTTACGAAGATTTAGGTCGGATTGATCTTGCTCCTAGAGGAGCTGATAAGTTAAAAAACAGATTAATTAAAAAGTTCCCTTTGAAGGGAGCTGATTTAGAAGATGCAGCAGAAGTAGAAAAATTTATTGATGTATTAGGTAAAAGATTTTTTGGGGATGTCCATTTATCAATTACCAATAAAATAGATTCAGCAGGTTTGTATGAATGGGGAAGTAATATTGTCAAGATTCGTCAAGATGTTGTAGAGGGAGGCGGATTAAAACGAACAGCTATACACGAATTGTGGCACAGTCTTAGTCGTTATTTACCTGAAAAAGATGTAACAGCTTTTACTAAACAATTTGAAGCAGAGCGTAGGAAATATATAGAAAGCTTTGGTGTAACTTTAGATGAGGGTGTTGATCCTTCTAGTTTATTAAAAAAGGAGATACCTAAAGAACTAAAACTATTTCTTGAAGGGAAGCGTTCAGGTTTTAACGAAAGAAACTACAGGTTTAAAAATGTAGATGAATATTTTGCGGAGGAAATGACAGATGAATTTCTTCGCAGGTCATCGGCAGGAGAATTTGATAGAGCAGCTCTACGTACTCCCAAGACTGTTATACAAGATATAGCTGTTATATTAAAAGATATTTTTGCATCTATTAAAGCTAAACTAGGAATAGATCAAAGAAGAAAAATATTTAATGACTTTCTAGCTGAAAGGAAACTTGTTAAAAAGCGTTCTCAATATTTTGAAGGTCCAATGAGACCTGATGGAAAACCAGGAGATGTAGCTGAACTACCTGACTTTAAACCTAAGATAAAGACAGACCCTGAGTGGCAGCAATGGACAAACGCTGTGTTAAAAGGAGAAAGTCCTACGCTACCTAGATTAGAAGTTGTAGGTGATATTGACTCAGCTCATAAGATACTAACAGAAAAGTATTCTAATAATCCTGAGTTATTAAAGAAGTTTGATGAAGCACCTGCTGATTTCTTAGATGAAGATTTAACAGCTTTGTTTGAAATGGGTGCTCAGTCTATTAAAGACCGTAGAAAGATTCGAGTAGAAAGCGAGATATTCAAAGACTTGTTAAAAGGTTCTAACGAACGCTTAATGAAAGCTGTTAAAGAATTTGAAGATACAGAAAGCTTACAATCAGAAGCAGCATTGAGAAATCAGTTGAGCGAGTTTGTAGAGATATATGATTACTACAGGCAGATGGGTTCTGAGGATTCTAAGAATCTTGCGATGCGTAGACAGAAGAAACCTATATCTAGAAAGATAGGGTTAGAGAAAAGCGAGTTACAAAATACTGCTCTTGTAAGAGAATTTCTTAACAACCAAGCAGGTGGTATGTCTCCTAAGAAAGCTGTTGAACTAATTAAAGAGATGTACGATCCTAATAACCCTGAAGCTACTATAAGAAAAGTATTAGGGATAGCCAAAAAGGCACAAGGAAAAAGCTTGTTAGATATGACCACTGAATATTGGATTAACTCCATCCTTAGTGGACCTAGAACACAAGCTGTCAATGTACTCGGTAATATTTTAACTCAGGTATTAGGTGCAGCAGAGATGACAGCAGGTGCGGTGCTTAGTGGAAATATGCCGTTAGCTAAAGCTGCGTTAGCTCTTAGTTTTGATGTGAAGTTATATCTTGAGGCTTTTTCAGCTGCGGGTAAAACATTAATAACAGGAAGAGAAGTCTTGGATGTAGGCAGTAGAACAATGGAATCATCTAGACAAGCTATAGGTGAGTCGATTGATTTTGCTCCTTTCGGATTCGGTAGTAAAAATATAGACAGAAATGCTATAAACACATTAGGCACAGTAATTAATCTCCCTGCAAGAGGTTTGTTGACTGGGGATGAATTCTTTAAACAAGTAGCTTTTAGAAGAGCTGCTCGATTGAAGGCAGGTATGGAAGCTATTAATTCAGGAATGTCTGACTCTAAAGAAATAGCTAAATATGTTGAGGATAAACTAAATAAAGTAGTTACCGTAGGTGGACAAGTTATGTCTGAAGAAGCTTTAATAAGAGAAGCTACAAAACAAGCAGATAAGTTAGGTTTAGTAGGTCAAAAGTTTGCTAAGAAAAGAGCTGCTCACATTAAGAAGTATGTTGATGACAACTTTGATGAAGATGCTTCTAACCTTGCTGCTTATGCTTTAGAAGAAGCTAAATACTTCACACACACTAGAGAGTTAGAAGAAGGGACTTTAGGAAAAGGGATACAAAACCTAACTAAGAACTTTGCGTTTGCTAGATTTGTTTTACCTTTTGTCCGTACTCCTTCAAACCTTTTGAGTTTTGCTTTAGAAAGGTCTCCTTTAGGTTTTCCTTATAGGATTCCAGGAACAAATAAAAAATTAAATGTACCTGGGTTAAGATCAGAGGCTGAAGCTATGAGGGAGGGTTTAAAGTCTAGTGATCCTGTAATTCAAGCAGCAGCGAGAGGTAAGATTGTAACAGCGTTTGCAGGTGCAGGTTTGTTTTACGAGATGGTGTTTAATAATAATAACACCTTACCTCTTATTACAGGAGGTGGACCTAAAGATGAAAAACAAAAGAAGATATTACAAGAGACTGGTTGGAGACCTTATAGTATAAAAATAGGAGATACATATTACGATTACAAGAAGTTAGACCCTATAGCGACTATACTCGGCATCGTTGCTGATATGAGCGAGATGATGAAGGAAAATGAAGAAGCTAACGAAGAAGGAGTAGAGCAAGTCGGAATTGCGTTGGCAACAGCTTTATCTAGGAATGTAGCTAATAAATCTTACCTAGCAGGTGTTCAGTTGTGGGCAGAAGCTTTACAAGACCCTGACAGGTTTGGGGAAAGATTAGGTAGAAACTATGTTAGTTCTTTTGTTCCTAATGTACTATCTCAAATGCAAGACTATGATAAACAATCCATGAGAGAAGTAAGGGATGTTGCGGATGCTATACTTAAAAAACTTCCTGGAGGTAGAGATATGCTTGATCCTAAAAGAAACATATTGGGAGAAGAGAAAATAATTGATTACGGCACAATTGGATTTATGAATCCTATCGGAGCGTCAAAAGAAAAAGACGATGCAATCTTACAGGAAATGGCAGATTTACAATATGCGTTCAGACAGCCTAGTCCTAAAATATCAGGAGGGAATGTAAACCTGTTAGATTTTGTTAACAACAGAGGAAGAACAGCTTACGATAGAAGTCTTGATCTATTACAAACAGTAACAGTAGGAGGTCGGACTTTAAGGCAAACTTTGAAACGATTAATAAAATCTTCCCAATATCAACGGCTTCCTGGTTATTCTGCTGAAGTAGGAGTTGATAGTCCTAGAGTACAAGAGATAAATAAAGTATTAAAGCGTTTCAGAAAGATAGCTAAAAGAGAAATGTTAAAAGAATTTCCTGATGTAGCAACACAAATAAACAATGTAGATCGTGCCTTAAAACTTAACAGGCAAGGTGTCAACAGGCAAGAAGTGCTTGAACTTTTACAACAAACAAATTAATAATAGATTACCATGGCTAATACATACGTAGACTACACAGTTGGAGCAGGTCAAACAGACTTTGCATTTTCTTTTCCTTATCTTGATGACACTCATGTAGTTGTACAATTAGACGATTCAACAGGCAGTTCTCCAGGAGGTAAGTTTTATACTGTCTCTACAGGAGATTACACTATTATAACATCTCCTTCTGCTCTTATCAGATTTACTACTGCTCCTGAGACTGGTGCTAGGATAAGAATTAAAAGAGACAGTGCATCTGATACTGCTCTAGTAGACTTTGAGAACGGTAGTGTACTTACTGAAGTAGAACTAGACCGTGCTTACTTACACAACTTATATCTTAACGAAGAGATAGAAGAAGGTAGTGGTAAGAACACAATGACCAAAGACCCTGTTGATGGGAACTACGACGCTGATTTAGCTAAGATTAAGAACCTTGCTGATCCTACAAACCCTCAAGATGCTGTAACTAAGAACTACGCAGATACTACTTTTGTTGATGTTGCTGGTGATACGATGACTGGTAACTTGGACATGGGTGCTAATAAAGTCACTTCCTCTGCTGCTCCTAGTACAGGTAATGATCTTACTAACAAGACTTATGTAGACGGACAAGACGCACTACAAGTTACTAAAGCTGGTGACAATATGACAGGTGACTTGGCTATGGGAGGTAACATGGTCAGTGGTCTAGGTGCTCCTATTAGTAGCGATCACTCTGCTCGTAAAGGTTATGTAGATCAACAAGATGCTTTACAAGTTAACAAGAGTGGAGATTCTATGTCAGGTAACTTGGATATGCAGACAAATGATATTCAAAATGTTGATAAAGTTACAGGTTTAATTGCCCCTGCTAGTGGTAGTCACGCTACGAACAAGACTTATGTAGACGCTCAGATAGCTACTACTCTAGCTACAGGTGTTGCAGGTGGTCCTATTAATACAGTTAACATTGCAGATGATGCTGTTACTGCTGATAAGCTTGCCAACACTGCTGTTACTCCAGGGTCTTATACTGCGACTAATCTTACAGTAGATGCACAAGGAAGGATTACAGCTGCCGCTAATGGTAGTGCTTCTCCTACAGCTGCGGATGTTAAAACCTTATATGAAAGCAACGCTAACACTAATGAATTTGACGATGCAGAACAATCTAAACTTGCAGGTATTGCAGCAGGTGCAACGGTTAACTCTAGTGATGCTACTTTATTAGCAAGAGCTAATCACACAGGCACTCAACTTGCTTCTACTATATCTGATTTTGACACAGCTGTTTCTAGTAATGCTGCTGTTGCAGCTAATACAGCTAAAGTTACTAATGCGACACACACTGGTGATGTTACAGGTTCTACTGCTCTTACGCTTTCAGACGGTGTTGTTACAGCTGCTAAGATAAGTTCTACAGACACAGAGTTAAACTATGTTAACGGTGGTGTAGGTATTGGCACTTTGAATGAAACAGGATACGATCTAACTGCACAAAAAGTAAGGTTAAAGGGAGAGTCACTTCAGCTCTATTTAAAAGATACAACAGCAGCAGAAAATCCATCCGAAATGGCTATATCTTTGAATGAACACGCATTGAGATTTGGATGGCAAGACGGTGAGGCAACACAAGCGTTTACTATTTTTGAAAGAAACCTTGCGATTGCTGGTGGTACTGTAGCACAAATGCCAACCGCAGTCGCTGATGGAGCTTTAGCTGGTAATATTGCTTATGTATCTAATGGGAACTCAGGTAACCCTTGTCTAGCGATGTACACAGGAACAGCAGGGGCAGGTGGTTCTTGGAAAGTATTAGCAGCACCAGGAGCAGCTATATCATCTTAATCTAATGCCAGAAACAATATCACACTTTCTCGACACTGCTCTAGCTGTTATACTTGGAGTCATTGGTTGGATGATTAAAAAGCTTACAGATCGCTTGGAAAAAGATGAAGAGCGTCTAACTAAGATTGAAGTAGAACTAGCTACCCAAAGAGAACGAGACACTGCTGTGGAGAATAGAATGAGTGGTCTTGAAACTACGGTTAAAGAGATTAACGGTAAACTAGATAGAATGATGGAGATGTTAATGAAAAAATGAAAAAAGGACTATACGCAAACATAAACAGAAGAAGAAAGCTAGGCATTAGTCGTAGCAAAAGCAAATCTACTATATCACCTCAGTCATACGCTAATATGAAGGGTGGGTTTAAAAAGTAACAGTATGGCTAGAAGTGTATCACTATCTCTAGGTAGAGGTGAGAAGAGTCGTAAAGGAGGTCTCACTAAGAAAGGAAGGGATAAGTATAACAAGGCTACAGGTTCTAACTTAAAAGCCCCTCAACCTGGTGGTGGTCCTAGAAAGCGTAGCTTCTGTGCTCGTATGAGTGGTAACAAAGGACCAATGAAAGATAGTAAAGGTAGACCCACTAGAAAAGCTTTAGCTCTTAGAAGGTGGAAGTGTTAAAGAAGTCCATGAGATGAAAGAGATAAACGCAAACGCATCCGCTAAAGTACAACTCGCTTTTGCTGCGAAGGTAATTGCCTTGGTCGGGACGTGTGTTTGGGGATATTCTGTAATTGTCAATCGACTAAATACTATTGAAATGGATATAGCTAGGATTCAACATGAGCTTTCTTTAAATTCCGAATTCAGGATAAAATGGCCGCGTGGCGAGATCGGAGCTTTACCTGCTGACGCTACCCAAGATATGAACATTGAACACCTAAAGACTAGGGTGAATAAACTAGACGAGCACGTAGACAAGTTGCGTTACGGTGTTGAGTAGAGAAGAATAACAACTATGAAAACAAGAGAAGAACTAGGTAACTTACACATCCTTCTAACAGATACTTTAAGTAAAGGTATTCAATTAATGCAAGCAACTGAAGAGTATAACCCTGCTTTACTTAACTGTGCCAGGCAACATTTAAAAGATAACGATGTAATTCTTATGAGTGGTAAAGATACTCCACTTAATGACTTGCTAGGAGAAGTGTTACCTTTTGAAGAGAACCCTGAACTTAAAGAAAAGATTAAGTAATTACAGTTATAACACCGAAAGAGAGAGAGAGAGAGTTGAAGTATGAGCATTGAAAAGCTTAAACAACTCAAGGACTTCCGTAACTTCTTATATGTAGTTTGGAAACACTTGAACCTACCTAATCCTACTGATCTACAGTACGACATAGCTGACTTCATGCAACACGGTCCTAAACGATCTGTTATCATGGCGTTCCGTGGTGTAGGTAAGTCCTGGATATGTTCTGCCTATGCTGTTCATCAACTACTCCTAGACCCTACTAAGAACATACTTGTTGTATCTGCCTCTAAGAACCGTGCTGATGACTTCTCTACCTTTACTTTGAAAATCATACACGACATTCCTGTTCTTCAAGGACTAATACCTAAGAACGATCAAAGGTTCTCTAAGATAGCTTTTGATGTAGGACCTGCTCCTGCTGCTCACGCACCCTCCGTTAAGTCACTAGGTATATCCTCCCAGTTAACAGGTAGCCGAGCTGACATTATCATTGCTGACGATATAGAAGTTCCTAACAACTCTGCTACCCAAGGTATGCGTGATAAGCTAGATGAACAAGTAAAAGAGTTTGAAGCTATTATAAAGCCCTTAGACACCTCTAGGATTCTCTTTCTAGGTACACCGCAGTGCGAAGACAGTATCTATAACAAACTGCGTGAGAGAGGCTACGACGCTCGTATATGGACCTCTGAGTATCCCAGTGAGGATTTAGTGTTAAAAAACTACGATAACGATATAGCTCCTTTTATAACAAATCAGATAACAGAAGAGACAGTAGGACGCACTACAGAGCCTCTTAGGTTCTCAGATATGGACCTAGAAGAGCGTAAGCTGTCTTATGGGCGTACAGGGTATGCTTTACAGTTCATGCTTAATCCTAGGCTATCTGACGCTGATAGATACCCTTTAAAGATAAATGATCTGATTATAACAGATATTGATAACGACTTAGCTCCTGAGAAGATTATATGGTCCAGTGATCCAGATAACGAAAATAAAGACCTTCCTAATGTAGGACTAGGTGGAGATAGATACCACAGACCTTCTAAGACTATAGGTGATATGGTAGAGTATACTGGTTCTGTTCTTTCTATTGACCCTAGTGGTAGAGGAAAAGATGAAACAGGGTTTGCTGTTGTTAAGATGCTTAACGGTCAACTCTTTGTTCCTGAAGCTGGTGGTCTAAAAGGTGGGTACGATGATCAAACACTTAAACAATTAGTACACATAGCCAAGAATAACAAGGTTAACAAGATTATCATAGAGTCTAACTTTGGTGATGGTATGTTCATGGAACTACTTAAACCTTTACTTATGACTTCCTACCCTTGTTCCGTTGAAGAAGTAAGACACAGTAAACAAAAAGAACTTAGAATCATTGATGTCCTGGAACCTGTACTTAATCAACATAAACTTATCGTAGATCCTTCTGTTGTTCAACATGACTATAAAAGTGCTCAAGGATATCCTATAGAACATCAAGCTAAGTATATGTTATTCTATCAACTTAGTCGTATAACAAAAGATAAAGGTAGTCTTAATCACGATGATAGATTAGATGCTTTAAGTATTGCTGTTAACTACTGGGTAGAACAAATGAATCAAGATGTTGATAATAACATTAACTTTAGAAAACAAGAACTACTAGATAAAGAGTTAACAAAGTTTACTGATAGCTTTTATAAAAGAAGTGTTAAAGGTCCTAGAGCTATGCTTTGGTCGTAACTAACGTTACTCCTTCTATTAACAAATCTTTACATCTTAGTGATTAATATAAGTGCTGTTATAGTTAGTTTAAATACATAATTATAAAGTATCTATAAGAGAGGGTCGTCCCTGACAAAGACCCTCCCTCCTTTTAAAACTATCTATAGATATATGTTATTGGTCTTTAGACACACCTATCCTTAAAAAGGTTTTGTTAATATAAAGTATTTAAAGGACAGGGTCTTCTTGTTGTTACAAGCTAAGAAGGAGAAGAACGAAGTATCGACTTCTTTATTTTAAGTCGCTATTATTCTTGTAAGACCTTATTGTTTTAATAGGTACACCTTGAGGAGTCCCTAGATAAACATTATAAACGATTTTCAGATTTGTAAAGCCTTAAATTTAACATCATGGATATAGATACTCAGACAGACTTGTTAACCAACGACTTATGCAATATAATAAATCGCTATAAAGGGGAGTTCGATTTGAATGACCAAACAATCATAGGGGTTCTGGAGTTCGTTAAATATGACTTATTAGCTACCAGTGTTATAGAGTTTGATCCAGACTTTGACCTAGAAGAAGATGATGACGAGTAGTTCAATTGTATTAGATTTTCATTTTAGTTGAAAAAATTTGAGGGGGTTACGCTATATACGCGTGCGTTAAAATACCCCGTGCGTGCCTGCGTTTTTCTACTGGCGGTGGGGTATGTTTAACAAATCGACAATCAATGCTTTTCATAAATCGTTGGTATTCAATAGAGTTATGGGATTAAATCGTACAATATGGATTATGTCTAATTGTTAATAATCAACGACTTAGGTTATTTTACACGAGTAAAGCAAGTATAACTCTTTTGTTATAGTATTACACAAGTAAAGCAAATCGAACAAACAAGCTTATTGATAAGCTGTTATCACTTGTAAATTTTGTATTTCTTCTTCGTTTAATTTTGATTAGTCAAAGTCTCTAACAATCATTAGTCAAAGTCTCTATCTACTATCAATCAAACTCTTTACTTTGATTAGTCAAAGTCTTTTAAACACCGCTTAAACACTACAAATTAAACCTCAATCTTTTCATAAAGTCCTGCCAGAGATAGCTTTGCAACAAATGTTTTCGCTTTAACTCTATAAAAAACACCTTGTTAAAACTTTTTTTAATCTTTTTTATCTCATTAAATATCAATAGTTTACCTACTGATTTTGTAAGCATAGCTATTGACTTGCATGTTATAGTAGAAATCGAACCAATTATTAATTACAAAATAGAAAATCAATATTATGAACCAAGAAAAATCAAAAGTAGAATTATTAGCAAACGAATACACTGATTGGCTAGTGGAGAACATCGACAAAGAATATATAGAAAATCAATGTTGTAGTGCTGATTCCATCTTGTGGGATAGCGTTGAATTAAAACTCAATGAAGATCAAAAGCTGTGGCTCAAAAGATTTATTACTCGTTGGGACAAAGCTTATCTTTAATTTTAACCAACAACCAACAAAATAGAAAATAAACAATATGAACCAAGATAAATTCAATTCACTAATAGATTCACTTGTTGAGTCTGTTAAAGATTATAACCTCGATACATCATTCGATTATTACAACGCCATCATTGAGATATGTGCAAACTGCGATTATTCATTTGTTTATTACAAAGCGTGGCAATTAGTCAATTTTGTAAGATTCGAGCATTTCAACGTTGAAGGCTTAGGCTTATTTTATGAGGTGGAAACGGAAGTCAAAGACAATGACCATAACACCGATGATGTAAACTTAGATGATTATATGTTATCTTACGCTTTCAATATTCTAAAGGTTGCAACGCTTAAAAAGTATGAATCACAAGTAAAGGAATTAGCATAATATGAAAACTAAAATTAAACCTTGGAATATCAAGCAACTCTATAATGCCATGCTGGAAGATTTAAACTCATGCCATACTGACTTTGAAAGAATGATGTGCAAAACTATATGTAAAAAAGAAATAAGAGAGAAAGCAAAAGAGTTTGAAAAGATACGCAAGCTTACTCCAGTTGAACTCGCAATATTGGAAAATATCTAAATATGAAACCCAACGGCTTTTTAATTCATGAAGGCAGTAAGAACGGCGAAAAGTTTGCCGTAATTGCCACCTTAAAAACAAGCAATCGCAAAACAGGCAACATGATTCAATTGTGGATTCTGTTAGCTGATCATAGCCCAGTTGATGGCGTAAAAAGTGGATTGGATGCATCGACTATTTGTACTGGTTGCAAATTTGCGAGTGGGAATGGATGTTATGTAAATGTTGGACAAGCTCCCAATTCAATATGGAAGGCATACAAGGCAAATAAATATCCTAAATTGGATCCTTTTCTTTACTCTAATGTTTTTAATGGTAGAAAGGTTCGTTTTGGAGCATATGGCAACCCTTCTTTAATACCTTTAAGTATTGTTAAAATGATTACAGAATCATGCGAGGGATGGACGGGATACTTTCACGACTGGCAAACTATGTCTAAGGAAAAGGCTACCGCTTACGGCAATTATTTCATGGCATCGACTGAGACGAACGATTCAGTAAGACGAGCAAAGGAAAAGAATTTGCGTTATTTCCATGTATCACCAGAACAACCAAAGGGCACGATTGAATGCTTAGCAGATAGTAAAGGATTATCGTGCGATCAATGCCAGCTTTGCAAAGGTAATCGTATCGGAGCAAAGTCAATATGGATAAATCCTCATGGAAGCAAAAAGAAAAGAGCAATAGAACAAGCAATAAGTAATTAATACTAACTAATAAATATACATGAAAAAACCGACCGACATAGAAGAATTATTCACATCATTAAAAACAAGCAAAAGGGAACAAGCTGTTATCTGGCTTCTATCGCCAGTAATAGTATTGACTTCATGGGCTGTCTTGATTTGGATTTGCTCGCAATAACCTACAAAGAAAATAAAATATTATGAAAATAGAACTATATAAACCTTGTTATTTAGTCCAAGATGTTGATGAATATATACACGAAGACCTTTTCAATGTCCTTTATGGGAGTTGTTTAAATCGTGAGGATGAAATTTTAATGAGTTTACATCTTTTGAATGTTTGGATGGAGTCTAACTTTGAAAACGAAGCTAGTTATTTGGATGAATATACCTGTGAGTTTTTAAAAGATGTTTACTACAAAATAAACAAGCAGATAGGATATGTGATATTTAGACTATGAGCGTAACCGAATACATTGACGACACCGCCTTTGTTTACCGCATTAAATCAGATTATAAAGAGGTCTATATCGAGTGGCACATGAAAGACTTACCACACTTGTTCACTGGGCGAGCGAGTAGCCATGAAGAAAAGATTGAACAATACAAAAGCGTACTGAAAGAACTTAAGAAACTAAATAATAGAAAGAAATAATATGAAACATATAGTAATAACTCACACGCTCTCACAGGGCTACATACCAGCTTATCGAAACGAAGACGGCACACCTGTTGTATTTAAAGATGAATCAACAGCTACAGCAGAGATAACTGACGCTATGCATTCTTACAACCAAGCACGATTAAACGAAGGGGAGTACGAAGATTTAATGTGCGAACCTGAAGACTGGGCAGTTAGCGTAGAAGAAGCTGAAAAAGAATACGGAATCAAACTATAAAACCAAACCAATAAAACCAACATGAGTAAACAATACGAAATAGAATTAAAGAGTACAACTTATCGTACCTTTTATGTACAGGCTGATTCAATGGATGATGCTATTAATAAAGCTGAAGACCAAGCTTGGGATGATGAAGAGATCAGTCGTGCTTGGTGCGATAATATGGAAGTCAATAAAGGATGGGAACAAGACAATGAAGAAGCCAATTAAAATGAATAGAAAGAAACCATGAAAATAAGAAAGAAACATAGAAAGCCTTTAAAAAACTATCAGCTTTATGCTGACCATACCTTACCGAGTGGAATTGTTAAACAACGAGCCATTAGCGAGGTAGAAGCACGCAGTGTTGAAGAAGCAAGTAAGACAGGGTTTAGCCTTGCAAAGATGTTAGGCATGACTTTCACGCACGCTAAAGAGGTGACGATATGAAAACTAAACTTATACTTATCTTGTTACTCGTCTTATCGAGTTGCAAAAGTCCTCGACTAACCGACAGATGTAGCGATAAAGCTCACGGCACTTGTCCAATCTGTTATTTTAAACACTAATTCCTATGAGCTTAGAAATGTTACTAATGTACGCTATCATCCTTATTCTTGGTCTTAGCTTACTATACAGAGAACCATGAAAACCTGTAGTAAATGTGGTCTAACCTTACGATGCAGTGACCAGGAGGGAGATATATGTTTGACTTGCCTTTCCTCTTTAACTCCTCATTGTAACTTTGACCAAGGATATAGTACCATCGAAGGATGTATCCGACAAACAACCAACAACCCAATAAAAAGAAACATGATAGAAGAAGTAAGAAAACCTACACCTTATTTTGTTGTATGGTGTAATGAAGAAAACAGCTATAAAAAATTTCAAGAGAATTGGGATTGCTTTTACAATTATGAAGACGCTAAGGAAAAATACGACAAACTATATAACAACTCTCTGGCAAACCTTAAATTAACTAAAGTTATTGAAGAGAAAGAAGTCGGAGTTGAACAACAAGAATACTACATATGAAACATTATGAGAACAGAGATAACACCAAAAGATTTCAAATATATTAACCAACCAAGAAACATGATCGAAGAAACTATGCACTACATAATGACCGAGCACTTTAAAGGTGTGCTTGATCCCAACCATAAATACTTTGACCTTTACCTGTCCTTACAACACTTACTGGAGGAGTATAACAATGATTGATATTACACAATATATAGATAGAGATAAATTACTTATCAATGCGATAAAAGATAGGTTACTAAACATTGGAGAGAGTGGTGCTCAGTGGGTATATGATAATTGCTTTCCTATGGATCAAGATATAATTGAAAAGGACGGGAAAACATATGTTGAAGAACCAGATGAAGGAATAGATTCAATGAATTTAATGGAGGAAATAGTAAATGTAGTTGATGAAGTTAAAGAACAAATAGATGGTCTGTTTAGTTTTTTAAATGAACTAGAATTAGATTCTTTTGATACTGATATCAATACTGAGTTAATATGGATGAATGATTATTGGTACAAAGAATTTAAAGAAGGTGAATGGGGAGAGCTAAAAAAGAAAACACAAGCAGACCCTGACTATAAGAACTGGCACATGGAAAAGTTAGTTGAAAGAGAACTGAAGAAAGGAATGGAAGACAATGGATGAAGATAACGATATAGAAAGAGAAGAGACTCGATGGGAGTACAAGGAAGAGTTGAGAAGAGATATTAACCGACACAGAGGACTGATTGACTTTGATATAGACTACGACGAGGAAGAATTTATAAAACAAACGGAGGACTGGGGAGATGAGTGAGTTCTTAGGTTTTCAATCTTATCCGTTACCTTTTTATTGTCCGTTTTGCAATGAGACATACGAAGAAGATGACGCAATTTACCACGCACATTGTTGCGAAGAAGAGGAAGAAGACCATGAGTAGGGACTGGGAAGACTTCGATAATAACATCCTGTTAGGCGTGGACTTTGCTGAACAAGTTACGCGAGCGTGTGATATGTTTTGGAGTAACAATAAATTAGGTTACGATAAAGACGGAAAGATAATTAGAACAGATGAGAAGCGTATTCGTCCGAGAGATTTCAGAGATATGATAACGGCTGAAGTTTTAAATAAAAAAGCAGTGATCGAACACCATTTAAATAAAAATGAAAAATGTTAAAGAGTTAGATTACGATATGATCCAATGGGGAAAAGCTAGGTATAGAAAAGCCCAAGAGATTTACAAAGCCCAAGGATATAACAGCGAATTGCCAGCTTATAAGAAGTTAGGCAGAGAAGTACACGTCCCTATCGAACACGCTGTAAATAAATTCTTTGAAGACAACGCTAGACCTAACGCACCTGTACCTGTTTGGTTGCCTTATATATGGGACTTAGAACCTAGCGTTGTAGCTTTTCTAGGAGTAAAGGTATTGTTTGACATCTTACCTGGTGAACCTTACATATCCGAGGCTTCCTTTTTAGTAGCTAAAGCTTTGGAAGATGAAGTACGTGTCCGTTATTTTAAAGAGAATGTGACGGAGAGTGATTGGTTGTTATTAAAACGAGACCAAAAGGATGTACTTACAAGGAATAGATTTGTTAATAAGTTCTGGGATAAAGAAAGAAAGTATCACAAACAAGGAAGGTATCAAAGGTTTGAACTTTGGAGTAAGCGTAATAAGATCATGCTTGGTTCTTGGTTAATTGAATTGATAAGGATGCAAACTAATTTATTCCACGTTAAAATCAAGTACACTTACACCACTGCCAAACGGAAAGTCATAGCTCCTAATAAAGACTTGTATGCGTGGGTAAATAAATACGATGAGAATTGTGAGGTCATTCGTCCGTTCTATTTAGCCACACCTAAACCACCTGTTGATTGGATAGATAACTACGGAGGAGGATACAATAGTGAAGGACTACCTACTCTTCCTATAATGAAGATCAAGAACAACGATGGTATAAAACACAGAGACCTTAGCCCAGCTTACGCACCACTTAACCGACTGCAACGAGTAGCTTGGAAGATCAATCCGAAGATGTTAAATCTTATGACTTGGGCGTGGAGTAAGGACCTAACTATAGGAGGAATGGAGAAGAGTGAGTTGTTAAAACCACTTGATATTGTACCTAACCTAGCAGACACAGACCCAGTAGCTTTCACTGAATGGAAGCGTAAACAAAAAGAGATATACGAATATAATTTAAGGAGTAACGGACAGCGTATGAGATGCTTGAAGATACTTAATGTAGCAAAACGCTACGCTGAATTAGATGAGTTCTACTTTCCTTATCAGATGGACTATAGAGGACGAGTGTATTCAATACCTAGTTATGTTAACCCACAATCCTGTGACTTTGGAAGGAGTGCTTTACAATTTGCTAAAGGAGTACCTATAAATAACGATGAAGATAGTAGATGGTTAAGGATTCACGGAGCTAATGTCTTCGGAGTAAAAGGAAGTTATGAAGAACGATTAGCTTGGATAGATAAGAAGAAGGACTTGATACTTGAAAGTGCAAATGATCCTTGTGAGTGTAACTGGTGGCAAGAAGCGAGTGATCCGTGGGCTTTCATACACTTTTGTTTTGAATACGCTGAGTTTAAAAAGCACGGATGGGGATTTGAAACGAGGTTACCTTGTCACATGGACGCTAGTTGTAATGGCATACAGATTCTATCTTTGTTAACAAGAGATGAAGAGTCTGGACACCACGTTAACTTATTACCTTGCCAGAAACCACAGGATATATACCAGGAAGTAGCTGATCAAGTGTACGATAGGTTAATGAAAGACAAAAGTAAGAACAGCTTGGCTGGAGATTGGTTAAAGTTTGGAATAGATCGTAGCTTTACGAAGAAGATAGTGATGTGCAAACCGTTTGGAATGAATGGATACACAAGTAAAGATGCCTTGGAAGATGCTGTTGTTAAAAGACTTAAGGAAGGATTAGGTAGTCCGTTCAGCAAGGAAGATTTTAACGAGGCTATGATATACTTAGCTTCTTTAATCAACGACAAAGCCAACGCTTTAATCCAACCACATTTAGAATTGATGAAGTGGTTTAAAGGTATAGCTAGGACTGACAAACCTTTGAAGTGGACTACACCTTTTGGATTGGAAATTGTACAAGCTTTATACGATCAAACAATAGTTAAAGTGAGCAGCATTCTTAATATGCAAAACACTATTCTTACATTTAATAACAGACAGAAAGGTATATGTAGTAAACGAATGGCACGAGCAATTGTACCTAATTATATACATAGTCTTGACTCATCTGTTATGATGGAATTAGCTTGCAAAAGTGATTATTCTATAGCAAGTATACACGATAGCTTTGCAACTCAAAGCCCGAACGCACCGAAAATGCACCAACAACTAAGAGAGATTTACGAACAACACTTTAGCGACGATCTTGTCAACAAGTTCAAGGACGAGATTGAAGCACAAAGAGGATGTAAACTGGAAGACAGCCCTGAACTTGGCACACTAGATGTGTCGGCACTTAACGACTGTCAGTATATATTCTCATAATAAACACAATAAAAGAAAGAGAGACAATGGCGATTAAAGGAAGGCAAAAAGAAGAAGCAATAACAACAGCTGTAGGTACTGCTCAGTATCCTTGGGTTAACACACCTAGTACAAAGTTTGTACCTGAAGGCGAGTATAGCTGTAATATAATACTAACAAAACAAGAAGGTGAAGTTATCTTTAAAAAGGTAGAAGCTCTTCTTGAAAAGAAACAAAAGGAACAAGCGGAAGAATCAGGTAAAGAGGTAAAGACATATCAGTTACCTATTCAATTAGAAGGAGATACTTATGTATTAAAAGCTAAGTTGAAACCAGTGAACGGCAAGCGTAAGGACGGTAGTGAATACACTAGATCATTAGGTCTGTTTGATTCTAAAGGTAATCCTTGGGACAGAGAAGTGATCATTAGAGGTGGATCAAAGGTACGTTTAAGCGTACGCCCTAAACCTTGGTTCTCTTCTTTATTAGGAGCAGGTGTATCACTGGAGTTATTAGGTGTTCAAGTGATAGAGTTAGCAGACGGGGAACTATCCAGTCAAGCAGCAGAATCCTTTGGCTTCACTGAGGTTGAAGGAGGATATGTTAACGGAGGTGAAACCCTTGACCAAGCTCTTGATGCGGAAGAAGAAGAAGAGGACATTATCAAAGCAGACTTTTAGGTCTGGATTTGAAGAGAGAATAGCATCACAACTAAGACGATGTGGTATAAAGTATACTTACGAATCGTTAGTGATCGAGTACAAGCGTCTTAGTACCTACACTCCTGACTTCATCCTCCCCAACGGAATCATTATTGAAACCAAGGGGAGGTGGGTCACGGAGGATAGGACTAAACATTTGTTAATCAAGGAACAACATCCTGACTTAGACATTAGGTTGTTATTTCAAAATGCTTACAACAAGATTCGTAAAGGAAGTAAGACTACCTATGCGATGTGGTGTGAGAAGAAAGGAATATTATATGCACATAAACAAATACCAAAACAATGGCTTTCACTAGAACGCACCAGCAGTGTGCAAAGTGTGGATCGAGTGACGCTCTTGCAGTCAACGACGACGGAAGCACAAAATGTTTCAGCTGTGATTCATACAGTCGAGGCAGACAACAAACTATGACACTACCAACAACCAACGATACCACATTTATCACAGGCAAACCACAAGAAGTAGCCAGAAGAAACTTAACTAAGGAAACTTGTCAGAAGTGGGGGTATCACATTGGAACTCACAACGGAGAACCAGTACACATTGCTAACTACAAGAGTAGAAACGGAGCACTTGTTGCACAGAAACTACGATTCGCTAACAAAACTTTCTCTATCAAAGGAGAGCTTTATGGCTTATACGGACAGCACCTTTGGAGTAGTGGTGGAAGAAGAGTAGTAGTATGTGAAGGAGAGATTGATGCGTTAAGTGTCAGTCAAGCTTTCGGAAACAAGTGGGCTGTGGTTAGTGTACCTAACGGAGCTGGAGGAGCGAAGAAGTATGTCAGTCAAGCAATTGATTGGTTGGAAAGCTTTGAGAAAGTAATCTTCTGCTTTGATAATGATGATCCAGGAAGAGATGGGGCTGCAAAATGTGCTGCTCTTTTAACTCCTGGTAAAGCATACATAGCTGAACTGCCACTAAAGGATGCTAATGATATGTTAGTGGCAAAGCGTAGTGAGGAGTTGGTGAATTGTCTATGGCAAGCGAGGGAATATAGACCTGATGGGATAGTGGGAGGAGAAGATATATGGCAAGCTGTTATAAAGGAGGATACTTCTGAGTCACAACCTTATCCATATGCTTCTTTGAATGGCATGACACACGGTATAAGACGAGGAGAGTTGGTGACACTTTGTGCTGGTTCAGGGATTGGAAAGTCCTTGTTCTGTCGTGAAGTTTGTCACCATCTCCTTGGACTTGGCGAGACCGTAGGTTATATAGCACTTGAAGAATCAGTAAGACGAACTGCACTTGGCATCATGGGCATTCACCTTAACAAACCACTTCACCTTGAGAATGATTTAAAGGAGGAGGAGTTACGCAAAGCATTCGATGAGACGATGGGTAACAAGAACTTCTATACCTATGATCACTTCGGAAGTACGGAGAGTGATAACTTGTTAAGTAAGATACGCTACCTGTGCAAAGGACTAGGTTGTAAGTGGATATTCCTTGACCATCTATCTATTGTAGTTAGTGGTATTCAAGGAGATGATGAACGACGGTTAATTGATAACACAATGACACAACTTAGAAGCTTAGTAGAAGAGACTGGATGTGGAATGGTGTTAGTATCTCACCTTAGAAGACCACCGAATGGTGGAGGACATGAAGAAGGAGGAGTCACTAGACTTGCAGACCTTAGAGGTAGTCATTCAATACCACAACTTAGTGATATGGTCATAGGACTAGAGAGAAACCAACAAAAAGAAAACAACAACGAAACAAAAGTAAGAGTCTTAAAGAATAGATTCTCAGGAGAAACTGGACTAGCTACTACCTTGTTCTACGATCAAGACAGTGGTAGGTACACAGAAGATGAGAACCAATTCAAAGACAAAACAACAACAACCAACAGCGGACCAAGTCCGTTTTAATAATATGAAAATACTATTCTTTGATATAGAAACAAACGGCATCGAGGACTTCACTAATTTGAGTGACCTCAAGGTCTGCCATTGCATATCCATCTACGATCCTGTAGCAGCTAAGATGATTACCTTTGAAGGTGACGGGATAAAGGAAGGACTTAATATGTTAAGCAAAGCAGACAAGATCATAGGACATAATGTGATAGGGTTTGATCTACCTGCGTTAGCTAAGTTGTATAACTTCCATCCACCTTTGGTCCGAGTACAAGACTCGCTTGTTATGAGTAGATGTGTACATCCTGACCTTAGAGAAGATGACTTCAAGCGTAAGAACTTTGACCCTTCTATGATAGGTAGTCACAGTTTAAAAGCTTGGGGACACAGGATGGGTGAGATGTTAAAGCTTACTTACGGAGAAGAGGAAGGTGCATTCGATCACTACAACGAAGAGATGAAGAAGTATTGTGAACGAGATGTGTTAGTAACTAAGACCTTGTATGAATACTTAACTAAGCTTGAACCTAGTAGGAAGATGTTAGCTATTGAACATTGGTTTGCTTACATCATCAGATTACAAGAGAGCCAAGGTTTTGCTTTTGATATAGATAAAGCTGAACAACTGGAGCAGAAGTTAAACGCAGTACGAGCAAAGCTACAAGATAAGTTACAAGAGATGTTTGAACCTACTGTTGAGAAGATGAAGAGTGCTTCAGGGTGGAGCTTGGAAATAAAACACAACGACTTCATCGAAGTAATCAACGCACCTACTAAAGCAAAGTTAAAGGAGGAGTTAAAAACTAGAGGATTAAAACAGACTTTAGTTAAAGAAGCTGTATCGTTAGGTGCTCAAGAGAAGATCATACCTTTTAACCCTGGTAGTCGTAAACAAATTAAAGAAAGACTTGAAGCTTTAGGTTTTGAAATACCTGTATCCAATGACGGAAAGACTGTGAAGATTGATGAGTCTACTTTAAAATCTATTAACCATCCATCAGCGAAGCTTTTGCTGGAGTATTTGTTAGTAGTCAAGAGACTAGGGCAACTAGCTGAAGGCAAGAATGGATGGCTAAGATTAGTTAAGGATGGCAGAATCCACGGACGAGTCAACACAAACGGAGCAGTCACAGGCAGATGTACTCATAGCTTACCTAACCTAGCACAAGTACCAGCTACAAGAGCAGAGTACGGTGAGGAATGTCGTTCTTTATTTATAACTAAAAAGGGATACAAGTTAGTAGGTGTTGACGCTAGTGGTTTAGAACTTCGTATGCTTGCACACTACCTGTCTACTTGGGATGGAGGAGAGTACACTAAAGCTATCCTTGAAGGAGACATACACTCTGTTAATCAGAAAGCAGCAGGGTTAAAGACTAGAGACCAAGCTAAGACATTCATCTATGGATTCCTTTACGGAGCAGGTGATGCAAAGATAGGAGAGATTGTAGAGGGTACAGCACAAGATGGTAGTAGATTAAAGAAGAAGTTCTTATCTAACTTACCTGCGTTGAAGATGCTCAAACAATTAATTCAACAGAAGGCTGAACAGAACGGATGTTTAACAGGACTAGACGGTAGGATTCTACCTATAAGAAGTGAACACGCTGCACTCAATATGTTACTTCAATCTGCTGGTGCTGTCCTTATGAAGGTAGCTTTAATAAAACTAAACACCAAGCTTACTGACATTGGATGGCAACACGGAAGAGAGTATGCTTTTGTAGGTAATATACACGACGAGTTCCAAGCTGAAGTTAAACCTGAGTTAGCAGAGACATACGGAGAGTTAGCTATCAAAGCAATCAAAGCGGCAGGTAAAGAGTTGAACATGAAGTGTCCTATGGATGGTGAATATAAAGTAGGAGAGTCATGGGCAGAGACACACTAAAACAAGAACCTGAATTTGATTACTACTTGTCCCTTGCAGAATTGTATGATACAACTGAATTAAATGTTCACTGGGATTGGAAGAATGAACAAACTTATAATACTATGCCCTCATCAAAGACCCAACGAATCGGAGCAATAGCAGAGTCAAGGTTTACAACTGAATGTTTAGAGCGAGACTTTGAACCTCATGTGCCTACCACACCGATGCCTTGGGACTTCATTGTTACTTGTCCAGCAGGTACTTTAAAAGTACAGATCAAAGCTACTGGTAATAAATCATCAGCTAATACATATCATATAAACAGTGGATCAGGATGCACAGGAAAGTCTTCTATGTGTGATTCAATAGATGTGGTAGGATGTTATATCATATACGAGCAGATGTGGTGGTTAATACCAAGAGAAGAAATAAATGGAGTAACATTAAAGTTAAGTCTCCTACCTGATAGTAAATCAAAATATAAAAAATACCAAGAGAACTGGAGCATATTCTATGAGTAAAACAACCATACTAATTGACGCAGATGTATTAGCATTTGAATCGTCGATCATAGCACAAGAAAATATACAATGGGAAGAAGAGTTGTGGACTGTACACGCAGACATGGCAGTAGCAAAGGACCGAGTCATTGGAAGGATAGAACAATTCAAAGACTTACTCAAAGCAGATGAAGTAGTGTTAGCGTTGAGTGACCGAGCAAACTTCAGAAGGAAACTATTCCCTGAGTACAAGTCTAACAGAAGGAAGTCAGTGTTACCTATCATCTTAAAACCTATGAAGGAATGGATGATCAATGAACTAGATGCACAACTGTGGGCTAACATAGAAGCTGATGATGTGTTAAGTATCTTAGCTACTGAAAGACCTAACAGACAAGACAAGCGTATCATCGTATCAATAGACAAGGACTTCAAAAGTGTACCAGGAATATTCTATGATTATAACAGAGAAGAATACCACGAACCTACAGAAGAAGAAGCAGATCACTTCCACCTACTACAAGCTTTGATGGGAGATTCAACAGATGGATTCAGCGGAGCAAAGGGAGTAGGAGCTGTGACTGCTAAGAGATGGTTGGATGATAACGGATACACTTGGGAATCTGTTGTTGCTTTGTACGAGAAGAAGGGACAAACAGAACAGGAAGCTTTGATGAATGCGTGGATGGCACGACTACTAAGAAAACAAGAATACAATAAAAAACAAAAACAAATAACAAAACTATGGACACCGAAGAACTACCAAACTCTGGAGAGAAAGAACATTATGCCACTGGTGCGGAGCGTGACAGGGCTACTGGACGGGGACGATTCAGCCTTATTCCTCCAATCGCCCTTCGATCCCTTGCCCGACGATTTGAAGAAGGAGGAAAACTCTACGGAGACAACAACTGGCACAACGGATTCCCACTCAGTAGATTAATAGATAGCATGAGTAGACACTTGTTAGCACTTAGTGAAGGAGATGATAAAGAAGACCACGCAGGTGCTATACTTTGGAATGCCAGTGCTTTCTTGTGGACCGAGGATCAAATCAGAAAAGGCAGACTACCACAAGAACTAGAAGACAGGAGTTACAAAACATGACACCACTATACATATGGACTGGAGACACGGAATAATGGAAGATGAACTAATGCCTCTTATAAGCGAGGCTATGATTAAACGATTAGAGCAATTATATCCTGACAAATGTCCTGACTTGACGAACTCTGAAAAAGATGTTTGGTTTAAGAGTGGACAAGTGTCTGTAATTAGATTCCTTAGACAAACTTATAACGATCAACTACAACAAAACATTTTAACAAAAGACTAACTATGTGTATGTCAGCACCAGATATTCCACCGCCTCCTCCACCTCCAGCACCTCCTCCACCACCGCCTCCTGTTGCTGCAGCACCTAAGACTGTCAGACAAACACAGCCTAAGAAGAGAAGAAGAGGAGCACAAGCACAGTTAGCACGGTCTTCTAGACCTACACTTGGTGGTTCTGCTGGTGGTACTGGTGTCTATATGTCTTCTTAATAACAACATAACTAATAATATCATGCTTCGCACACTCTCAAAAAAGACTTTGCTATCATCTGTCACAACGACAGGGGCTGGCAGTCCATTCTCAGTAGAGCGTTCTAAGGGTTGGACCTTTGTAATCGCTTCTTCATCAGTAACCACAGGAGGTACGGTAGACATAGAAGCCTACATCGGTGGTGCTTGGTATGTCATTCACTCTGAAGATGTTACAGCTAACGGTGCTATCATGGTCAGAGATGATCACGGACACTACGAACAAATCAGAGGTAATGTATCAGCTAGAACAGATGGTACTTACAGTGTATTTGCTACTGGAACTACTGACTCTCTTTAATTAGATGTCTTTGATCTTTACAGAGCAACTCGATAAACCGAGTCAGCTAAGGTCTAAACCGTCTAATTTACTGCGTCCTATCTTTGGTGCTTTGTATGGTTTTGATGCTACTGCTGTAGCTCCTGCTAATACATTTACTACTTTAACAATAGCAGATACAGACACCAACGCTATAGGTGCAGATGATACAATAACCTTTACAGTTCAACCTTCAGTGGAAATAGCAGCTGGTGGTACTTTGACTTTAACAGGAATGCAAGGAACTCAAACAGCTGACAATGCTTCGTTGACAGTAGGTGGAGCAGGAGCTGCAATCTTTGGGTCTAGTGGTTCGTGGACACAGTCAACAGGTACTTTAGTTTTAACAGTAGCAGGTGGACAGAGTCTACCCACAGGTTCTAATACTGTTATTACTTTCACTTTAACTAACTCAGCTTCAGTACAAAGTGGTAAGACAGTTAGTGTTAGTTCTAGTACATTTGCTACAGCTAACGCTACAGGTACTATTTTAAACACAGTAGCCACCTACAATGTAACAACACGAGACACTGAAGCTAACATTCTAGCAAGTACACCAAGCAATCCTAGCGGAGAAGTTACTAATGCTTACGGCACGGACACGAACGATCTGTATGTTTATGATGGTAGTGCTTGGTATATTTATAACGATACACCTGCATTCGCAAACCAATACAGCGTAAGCTTCGATGGCACTGATGACTACGCTACTGCTACTCTTGGGTCTCAAGTTTTTGATGGAGACTTTGCAATATCATTTTGGTTCAACGCAAGCACATCACCACAATATCTGACTTTGTTACAATTAGGCGATTCGGCTTCTTACACAGATGGTTGGCGGTTATACAGGAACTTCAATCAGTTACAGTTCTGGGACGGAGTGGGTGGATATAGTTTAATCTTACAAGGTGGTTCAATATCCACAAGCTCATGGCATCATGTAGCGATAACTAGAAGTGGAACAAATTGTACATTATATTTAAATGGAAACTCAATCGTTACAGGTACAAGCTCGCAGGTTTTCACATCAACGGCATTTAAAATATCTTTTACATCTTTTCCTTTCAACGGGTTAATAGACGAGGTAGCTTTATGGGATTCTGCATTATCGGCATCTAATGTAACCTCTATCTACAACAGCGGAGTACCTAACGATATATCTGCTTTGAGTCCTGTAAATTGGTGGAGAATGGGTGATAATGACGGAGGTACAGGCACTACTATTACGGATCAAGGGAGCGGAAGTAATGACGCTACACTCACTAACGGCCCAACCTTCTCAACAACAGTACCATCTTAAAATTATGAGCAGAACATATGTAATTATAAATGCGGACGAAGTAGACTCCGTTGATTTCAGTCAAGTCGATGAGACGAGTGCAGATACAATCCGTTACTCAGTCGATGGTAGTAAGACTTTTGTTAAGTACGAAGGTGAGCAACCATCTTTTTTAAACGGAAAACAAGAATACACCCACTCAGAAATTATAACAATTCTAGCAACGGATGAGTGGACAGACCCAGACCAAACTATTTAAATTATGAGTACATTTAGCACTTGCACATCAAGCACACGCCCTGGTTCTCCAGCGGACGGGGATGTATTATTTGAAACAGACACGAAGAGTGTCATCATCTGGGACGGTACGAATTGGAGAGGGTACGCTAATGATGGTGTGTTTATACCTTGGTCTAATAATACATATTCTCTAGATTTTGATGGTACGAACGATTACTTAGCTATAGGATCGACTTCAAAACTAGAGTTTACGGGTAGCTTTAGCTTATCCGCATGGATTAAGCCTGATCTTAATAAAACACAGTATGTAATTGATACAAATTCTGACGGAGGAACTGGTAATGGTTATATGGTTAGATGTGAGAGCAACGGTACAGTTAAATTTTGGAGTTATAGTGCAAGTTATTCATTGACTTCAACAGCAACTGTTAGCACTTCTTCTTGGAATCATTTAGTAGCTGTAAAAGAAGGAAGTACATTAAGATTATACATTAATGCTGGTACACCAGTGACTAGAACTGATGGCGGTTTCGCTGCATCCGACACAACTAATTTAAGAATCGGTAACTCTAGTTTATTTGGCGGTTATTTTAATGGTTTAATAGATGAAGTATCTATGTATAATTACGCATTAACAAGTGCTAATGTAAGCAGTATTTACAATAGTGGTACTCCTAATGATTTAACTAGCTTTACACCTATTGCTCATTGGAGAATGGGCGACAATGACGGTGGTACGGGTAGTCAAATTACAGATGTTTCTCCAAGCGGTGGTGCTATTGCCACTATAAATGGTGCAACCTTTTCAACCACAGTAGCTCCCTAATTAATATGAGAACATATGTAATCGTTGATTCCGCAGAAGCCAATAGCTTTGATTTTAATCAGTTAGTAGACATTGATGAGTCTTACAGCAGGAAGAGTTTGGACGGTAGTAAGATACTAGCACGCTTTAACGGAGACACTCCCAGCTTTCTAGAAGGCAAGACCCAATACACACACTCCGAAATATTAGCTATATTAGCAACTGACGAGTGGACATCTGACACACCTATCTAACTTATGCAAGAAACAGCACAAGGGCTATACCACTCCTTAGAGAACCAAAGGTGGTCTTTCTTGGATCGAGGTCGTACCTCATCTGAGTTGACTATACCTTACATAATGCCACCCGATGGACACAACTACGCTACTAAGTATTACACACCTTATCAAGGAGTAGGAGCTAGAGGAGTAAACAACTTAGCTTCTAAATTACTATTAGCTTTGTTACCACCTAACGCTCCGTTCTTCCGTCTTGTTATAGACAGGTATGAATTAGATAAAGCAAAACAGGAGTTAGGACCAGAGGGAGGAGAGCAATTACGATCTGACTTAGAGAAAGCATTAGCAGATGTAGAACGAAGTGTATCTCAAGAAGTAGAAGTTGAAGCATTTCGAGTAGGAGTGTTTGAAGCGTTAAAGAATCTATTAGTGACAGGAAATACTTTGTTATACTTACCAGATGACGGTGGAATGAGAGTATTCAGACTTGATAGGTACTGTGTTAAGAGAGACCCAATGGGTAATGTAACACACATAGCTATCAAAGAAACTGTTGCTCCAATGATGTTACCTGAGTCTGTAAGAGAGGAAGTATATCGTCAAGAGAAAGAGAATAGCTGTGACTTGTACACCTCTGTAGTTAGAGAAGGTAATGAATATGTAGTACAACAAGATGTAAAAGGAATTGTTATTGAAGAGTCAAAGGGTAGGTATCCTATTGAGAAGACTCCATTCCTACCTCTTCGTTATACAAGAATAGATGGTGAAGACTACGGACGAGGATTTGTTGAGGAGTACATTGGTGATCTTAAATCTTTAGAGTCGTTAACAAAAGCGATAGTCGAAGGTAGTGCAGCAGCAGCTAAGGTATTGTTCATGGTTAATCCTAACGGTACAACCAGGGCTAAGACTTTATCTGAATCTCCTAACGGTGCGATTGTACAAGGTAGTGATGGAGATGTATCTGTCTTACAACTTAACAAGTTCAATGACTTCCGTACTGCACAAGGAGTAATGAATGGGATTAGTGATAGACTATCTCAAGCTTTCCTACTTAACAGTGGTGTAGTCAGAGATGCAGAACGAGTAACAGCAGAGGAGATAAGAATGTTATCTCAAGAGTTGGAAGCTGCACTTGGTGGTCTGTATTCTTTATTGT